AAAATTAGTAGCATTTGCAAATTCAATGTTACCGGTCATGTAAACAGTACCGGATAAGTCAACATTAAACTTATCTGCACCACCAACGGATAGATTGAGTAGTCTGGAGTTAGCACCAGAAGCACTATTGGTTACATCAACATCAATACCATAGAATGTTGCACCAGCATTATTCCAAGTTGATCCAATGTTTAATGCGGTATCTGCAGTACTTAACGATGGAGTTGTAATGTCAATAGCACCAGAGAATGAATCAACTACGAATCTGTCAGTTGAACCATCAGTGATTTTAAATGTGTTAGTTCCTAGAGTAGCAGCACCGGTAATAATTACATCACCAGTTCCATTGGTGTCTACTGTGAGATCACCATTTGAGTTTGTTGTGGAAATTGTATTTCCATTTAACGTAATATTATCTACATTCCATTCATCGACCTTTTTAGCAGAGTCAACAATTGCTGCAGAGTTTGCAGTGATTGTTCCATGACCATGATCTAAAAGATCGGTGAAATATCTACCACCAATAATATCAATACTAGCGGCTTCACCATTTGTTTCGGTTCCTCTACCAACAAACAGTTTACCGAAAGAAGTTACTGAAGCACTCTGCGCGTCAGTATACGTACTAGTACCTTCACCGTAGGCAAGTTCACCTTGCCCAAGCGCTCCTGGGGTTGCTGTTGGGTTAGTACTAGATCTTTTGATCTTTAAAATAGTTGCCATTTTTTGATACCTATTGGGGAATTAGAAGTTGCCGCCGTTTATTTTAAGACCGCTTTTTTCAATAACATTTTCAGCAATCCATGTATTGCTTGCTGCATCATATTGTAAAAGAGCGCCGTCGGTTGCATTATTAAAATTCACGTCAGATAAATTTGAAAGAGTATTAACTCCTCCAGATGTGACCTTGATTACTTGAGGTTGATTTGATACTGTAACTTTGGTGTTCATGTTACGTTGTTACTCCTGGGTTTATAGTTACTAAACCTTCTATGACTCTGGTCTTACTTCCACCAGCTGATGTAATCACAACGTCATACAAATATCTCCCCTCTGAAAGATTTGATGTATTAGCTGCTGTTAGAGCTAATGTTATAGTTCCAGCAGCATTTACAGAAACTGCAAATGGTGTTGATGTAGAACTATAGTATGACTTTTTAATTTTAGCCGCGCCGGTATATCCAGACAAATCCCAAGCCGTATTGAAATCATCGAAGATTCCAATATCCGCAGAAAAATCTGCACCTTGGTCAATATAAAGATTGTGAACAGCCGCCATAGGAGTTTACCACTTGTTTTTATTTATATGATCTCCTTAATATTTATCTATTAGTTAAACTTAAAAGGAGAGACTTTATCTCGTCTAATTCATTTTTGATATTTTTCATATCAGATTCCATAGAATCCATCCGATCACTTTTCATCTTACGAATTCTATAGTTATTCATATAATCTTCATAATCTTGTCTACTGTTGTTTATCACAGCAGTAGATTTTGGATCTCTTATTAGGTCTGGATGACCTTCAACTTTTAATTTAGTCATTAAATTGCTAACGCCATTGATCTAAAGTTTTTAATTTTAGGAACATTACTTTGATCATTTCCTATCATTACAACCTTAATACTAAACTCTTGGAACTCAATTATATTTTTAAGTTCAAAGTCAAATGCGCGATATTGAACATTTGTTTCTGAAGCAGGATAAGAAACAGCTGGAATTTCAATATAACTCATATTATCAAATGATCCAAGTTGACTATCACCTTTGATTTTAGCAAAAACTTTGATATCATTATTTCCAGTTCTAATAGCATCAAATAAAACTTTTATTGATGTAGATTCATTTTCCAATGATACTTTCTTGGTTATGTAACAAGAGTGTTTACCTCCAGATGGTAGAAGTTCTGAAGTTAAATCTAGAGCACCATTAAGTGTTTCTCTGTTTATTCTATTTGAAATAGTAATGATAGAAGAACCTTGTAAATCAACTACAGGACTTAGATAATCATTTGTTGTGGACAAAGTAATTTGTGTATTTAATGTACCAGGAGATCCACCAGCATACGTGGTATTGTTAATTGGTGATAGTACAATTCTAGGATCTGTCAATAAATTTTCTACATTGTTTTCAACTGATTCATATCCTTTTTGAACAAACGATGTTTGACTGGAGTTTCCAATACTAGTTCCAGATACAGAACCCAATTTAACTTGACATACAGTATCTTGTGGAACTAATGTTGAAATTTGTGGAGTAATTGATTCATAAGAAATATTTCTAGATGCACGAATTTTATTACCACCGCTTCTCTTAGTTGAGTTAGCAGAATAACTTACAGTAAATTCATATTCATCTAAACTAATAACATTCGTTATTTGAACATTAGTATTAATTTGACTCAATGGAATTCCATTCAATTGGAAACATTGTACTGGTGTTTGTGCTAAGTGAATTTTTGCAGTAGTCCCTAAAGCACCCCTGACACACCCACTTAAAGTATTTCCAGATAATCCAGTATAAGAAATTATCTCATCTTCTATTTTAATAAATCCAGAATTTGATCCAGATATTACAGTATTATTAATAGTACCCCAACCTTCAATTACACCTAAGTTTGAAATTGGAGAATTAGTAATATCATTTATACTAATTGTGGTTACCGATGGTGTTATATCAGACGATAATAATCCAGAAGATGTATCTGATTGAACTCCAGTTATACTAACCCTGTTATCACTTTGATGCATGCCATGATTTGGTTGGGTTACTCTAATTATAGATGATCCTTCAATCATATAAAGTGAATTTGATTGTAATTTTTGATCAGGAATAATATTGTTATTTAAAATTGTTGTGTAAGTTGTTCCAGTTTCAAATTTTGCCCTATTCAATATAAACTTAACATCTTCATACTGATCAGAGATCCATGTTGAAGAGTTTGCAGATTTGAATACAACTCCAACATGAGGTTGTCTATCAATTGTAACTCCAGACGCAATATCTTCTTCACCTACTCTAGATACCCACAGATTATATTTTGTGGAGCTACTTCTGATTGCAAAAGCATACTCATTTGCATCAGAAAGATATATAGGATTCGGGAACGTGAATTTTGTTGAAGCAGTAGAATCATTAGAAATTATTATACTAGAAGCCGGTAATGTAACTACAGATCCTGGAACAACTGTAGATGTTGGATTTCCATTTTCAACTGTTCTAATTTCTACTGTTACTGGTTCTATTTCGTCTTTAGTTAAGAAATACAATTCTAATGATGTAGCAAAAGCACCTCCAGTTTCTTCAATTAAGAATGATTGTGCTAGAGGATCACCAGCTGGACGTGGTGGATCTGGTACAAATCTAGGTGTACTTTCTGATACATTAAATATAGAAACTTCTGGAACTTCTAATGTTGTTATAGTAGAAGTTACATCTAACTGGGTTCCTTGTGAATAGAAAATACCAGTTGCATAAGAACCAGTTAAATTCTTAACTTGGAAGTTATCTGGATCATCAGATAATTTAAATTCTAAATCTCCGGTCTCAAATCTAAATGGTGGGATAATTACAAATGCATCTAGATTTCCACCACCAGTAGATGTCAACTGTTGAGTTCTTTTGCCATTTGCTCTAGTTTTTGCGAGTGAAGTTTGACCTTCAATAATAAAATCATTTCCAAGATATTCTACTTGACTTTCAGTATTATCCCAATTTTTAATACCATCAATTACCAACATAGTTGTATTTGATGTATATCCATTACTGTCATAATCAGATGTTTCAATTTCCTGTGAGGTTAGGAATTTGTTAGGATCCTGAACGGTTGCTTCAATATATCTCCTATAATTAACAGGGTCTACTTGAATACATCTAATAACTCCAGATGCAGTATAAACATCCGATGGATATAGTCTTACTTGTTCACCAACAACAAACTTATTGTTATTATCACTCTTTAAATCTCTAAGTATTTTTGGATACGTGAATTGTGATGCATCAACAGTGTTGATGAATAATCCATGATCTGTTCTTTGTTTTAAAGCTTTTACAGAAACATTGACAATTCTAGATCTTGCATATTTTAAATCTATAACATCATTAATAGTATCACCAGACTCTAATTCCACATCCAAAGTTCCAACATCATATTGTGTTCCAGTTCTAGTATCCTCAAACCACGTTCCGCCATTACCACGTCCAGTACGTGTTGTGGACCAACCATTCCAAATAGTACCACCAGGAACAACCAAATCAAATAATGTACTAATACTTTGTGATAGGTCAATACTCTGACCTTCTACTATTTCTCTATTGGTATCATACCAAATATCTTTCTTCGGAGCCAAAGTCATATCTCCAATGAAAGAGAATGATTGGAATGGGGTTACATTCTCTACTCTACTTGCATATGGTTGAGATGCATATCTAACCTCAGTATATGGAATAGTTACATATTCACCAGTTTTAGTAGCAGTACTACTGGTGTCATTGAAAGTAAAACCAACATTATTTACATATGGATATGGTCGTACACAACCTTCATCTAAATCAATAGATGATGTATAATCATAATTTGTTGTGTCAGCTACACTAGTAGATCTGAAATTATCTACTACAAAACCATTCTTAAATCTATTCTTACCATCCTCGTCTAAAACATTCAAATTGACAGTATTAGATTCAAGTAAACTTAGTGTTGTGTAATTTTCTACATTAGATAGTCTTTGTTCAATCTTTCCAATATCTCTCATTGTATATTGTCTATTATCCTCAAAAGATACCTTTGCATCAAAGACACTCTTTAGATATGGAGGTAGTTGTACGGATCCAATTAATAGACCGACTGATGGATCTAAAGTTGACTTTGGATTTATAGAATCTGCTCCAGTTACAACCTTTAACTTACCATCTTGTGTTAGATATACACTATCATTTCTACCTAAGTATGATTCTACATCAGATGAAAATACTGTTGATGGGAATGGAACTGGTTGTGTTGTGTAATTAGCTGCATATGTGTTAAATACACTATTAATTTCTCTATGTGGTTTTTCAAAAGATCCATTTTCAGTAGAACTTGTTATTGGAGAATTAGGGGTATAGAATCTGAAATCAATAAGATCAGACATTGGTGTAGATAAAGAAGATCTTGGAATATCTTTATATGTCAATTCACCATACGATTCTATGGAATAAAAATCATTACTTAAATTACTATGACTAAAGTAATCAAAAATAACAATAATTTTTTTAGATGGAACCGCAGAATTTTTTTTCCTGATTAGTTTTGATGGTTTATATAGATCTGAAGTATCATTTCTAGAGAAGATAAAATCATCAGTAATATCAATATATCTACCATGTAAAGACTGTCTAACAAAAATATCACCAACATCAGCATTAGTTGGAATTGTTACAGCAATTGCTAAATTGTCACCAATTTGAAATTTGCTGGATTCATAAGTAACATAAACTTTATTAGCAGATGAATCAATAGAAACAATATATGCTCTAATATTATCAGTTTCAATAATATCACCAACATTTAATCCAGATACAGTGTTAAGTATAACAGAATCTAATAATGCACTAGTAGTATCTGATCCTCTTACAGCTTCGTGAACTCTATGTACCTTTGATACATCAGCAAATTTAAGTGAAATTTCCTTATCTTGAACTCTAGTTCCATAGATATTATTATCGTTGCTAGTACCATCCTTAAGTTTATCAACAACCAAGAAAATATATTTTTCAAGTTCTTTCTTTCTTACCTTTGGGTTGGAAGATCTACTATTGTAATATACACTGACAGGAACACCTGCTGCTTCACCAGTATCAACATTAATAACATTATTAGAACCAGCTGGTTGATCTAGACTAACAGAAGAAGCAAGCGCTGTAGATGTAGTAATTATAACTGAATTTTTATCAATAGTCTCTGATGGAGAAGCCTGAATGATGAAATTACCATTAGTACTGGTTACGTATTCACCAGTATAAACTAGTTTGTTTACAACACTATCAGATACATTTTTTACTGGTCTAGAAGAAACTCTAGTTGTATAACCACTACTAGATGTATAAAATTTAGTAATTAATTTTTTGACATCATAGTAAGTACCATTTGAAATGCCTGATGCTATTACAACGGCACCCGAAGTAACACTAGTAACTTCTACATCAGTAGTACCAACTCTGACTTTTGATTTTGCAGAAAGTTCTTCTACAAACGAAGTTCCGATTCCACTTAAACTATTGCTAGTTACACTAAAAGAAGAACCACTTACCTTAACAGATTCTAATTCTATCTGAACTTCAAATCCACCAGAAGTTTTTTCAATCTTTCTTACATTTTCTAATTTTTCTCTGGAAATTGTAGATACTGTTGGTTGTGACGTAGTAAATCTACTATTACTTACAACCTCTCCAGTCACGAAAGTACCAGTAACTTGTTGTAAAACAATAGTCTGACCAGAAACAGATTTTACAAAACCAGTAGCACCAGAAGTAACTCCAGTCATAAAATCATTAGATGCAAAATTATGAGCTTGACCAGTAGTTATAGTGATTGTTTGATATGTGCTAATCTCAGTAACGTATAATTTACCTTCAGTCAATCCAACTGCAATACCTCTACCAATCTCAGTCCCATCAACATCCTTCAAAGAAATAGAATTTGGAAATGCTATTGCTCCCTTTACTGTAGAGTGTTGAGTTTTAAAATAAGAACCAATATTTAGAGCGGAACCATTGTTGTTAAGAGTATTTGTTTCTCTTGGTTTTGGTACAATTGCATATTGTTTTCTATCAGTATTTACTTCAAATCCTTTAACATATGCTTTTCCAGGAGAAAGTTCTAAAGCATAAAAATCTTCTCCCAGAATTGAGTCTGCTGGATCACTTGCAGATGCAACTCTTATAATTGTTCTACCATCTTTTACTCTCTCACCAGACTGATAGACACCATTGTTAGTTCCATTATCTAAAGCTTCTCTAACAGTGAACGTATAAGGTTTTACTGTATAATCTCCAGATTCATCAAAAGTTCTTCTTGCTAAATTTTTCTCAAGTTCATTATAAATTGAATCTTCAGAAAGTGCGGTTAAAGTTGCTTTCCCACTTTCCAAACGAAGTAATTCTATAAAATTAGCACTACTTGAAAAAGTTAAATTTTGCTTTACTAATTTTGGTTCTATCTTTAATCGATCTGCACCAGGTGAAGCAAAGTTTGTCGAACCTAATGCATTATCAAATATAGTAGAATCATCATCAGAAGTTATTAAACTTTCATTTACCTGAAGACCAATTTTATATGAAGGTTCATTTGTATATTGATCTAAAATAATTTTTTGGGTTGCTACTTCTACAAAAAATCCACGGATAAAATAAACTCCAGCAGTAATTGTTGCTGAAGATCCAGTATAAGCAGATGCATTTTGTACAGATGTTACTGCTACTGGAGTTCCAGATTCATCAGTAATGACCTCATTATTTTTAAATGTACTCAGTTGAGTATCATTTTCAATATTACCAGCTGAAAGATATTTTACATATAATGTGATAGTTTCTTTTTCTGATTCTGATGCACTTATTGTATCTACAACTTCCGCTTGAACCCCTGAAGATACTCCCGTAATAATTTTACCTTTTAGATTAGTTCTATAAGTTTCTACAGAAATGCCATTAATGAGTCCCTGTACAAGAACGGCTTTAAAACTTAAATCGAAGTGAACATTTCCTGGGATTACTACAGACCCTTCTTTGAACACATGTTGACCAAACCTTTCTATCTGATTCTGCAGAGTACTCTGCATCGAGTTAAGTTCTCGTGTTTGTACAGAGTATCCTGGTTTAAAGAGAATTTTTTGATAGTTTTTTGAACGATCAAAATCATCAAAGTATGGTGATATTTTGAGATTTGTATCTTGCATTTATAAGACCTTCAGGGATTTCTTTTTGCTATTTATTTTAGAATTCTACGACTAATTTGATATCTTCAGTTTGGTCGGTAGATCTGTTTACTGCTTTTCTGTTTTCAACGTAAATAATGTTTCCACTATTTTTCTTAATTTCTGGTATTGCATATCCAGTAGTAAATGCAACACCAAAAAATGATCCAGTACCAGACGAAGCGGTATCCGGTGTAGCAGTAACACCACTAGTACCACCAGTTACAACATTTGATCCACTGAAAGGAACTAACTTATACTGGTTTTGACCACTTTGGGTCTCATCAATATGTTCATTCTGATAATATCTCAATACTTTTGTGATTGAGTCCCAATGAATAACTCTTCCCTTTGCACCAGTTGTTGATTGTGTAATAACTTCGCCAATGTCAAAATTGACATTGGTTACAGCAGGGAATTTCATAGCAAAACAAGCAGTTGCTGTATCAGTAATAAGATCAGTATTACTGACATTTTTTGGATCTGATATCAATCCAAATCTTCTAAACTGAGAATTTACTGGGATATCTCCATCTCCATCTAGGAACTCCAAACTCTTATTAATCATAACTCTATATCCACCAAGTTCCATTGGAGGATTTGAACCATGACCACCAGGAGGTGAAATAACTGTACTTACTGTTCCAGAAAGAGAAACACTACTTCCAGATCTAGATAATGCATTAGATAGTGTGGAATATGCTTCTGTCAACACTACTTTTGCCCTTGTGTACCCTGCACCAACTCTTTCCGATTCAATACTATCAATACCACCAGAAGCACTAATTATGATTTTTGCAATTGCATCAGTTGTTCCATCACCAACAATCGGACAGTAATAAGTAGCATTTGCTGTATTACCAGTTCCTCTGTTATCAATAATTAACTGTTCTACAGCACCATCAACAGCAGCTGCGGCAACTGTAGAATCAACCCTAACCGGCATAAAATCACTAGAAACAAATCTGATGTAATCAGAAATATTAATAGTGTACATATACTTCCATCTATAACCATCCGCGGCACTTTCAATAATAGAAGTTGCAGTTCCAGATGGTTCTACTGTAGATGCTCTACCCTGTGGATAAGTAGGACTAATTCCATTATAAATGCACTTATAAACCTGGAAGTTACTATTCACAACATATGATTGTGAATCATATAGGTTTGAATGACCATTCAAAGACAAATTTGTAGATGTATAATCATTTTCATACATATCATACTTAACACCAGTTTTCCAAGTAAGTCTTTTAATAACTTTAGAAACATCAGTACTGTTAATTCTCTTAACAGCAATCATGTCATCATAGACTTCATTGGAGTCATTAAACGAATCATATACATCTGGGGGAGCAAACTCAGTTACGGCCGACTGACCGGAATATCTTTCTAGGGTCCAGTTTTGTGATCTACCTATAAACAGATAGACCTTACTCCTATATGATTGAGCTGCAGCGGAAGAATCTGCCTCCGCATTATTACTGCTATCATATGGTTCTTCAAGTGATTCAATAAACTGTTCTGCAGCAAAAACCCTGAAGTTGTCAGTGACTAGTGAAGGCATTATTCTTCCGCTTTTTTATTTTATACTTTTATTTATTAAAGAAAATTGTCGAAATATACAAGAGTATATGTCGATGCATTATCTGGAGATTCAATTTGGGCACTATGAGAAACTGCAGTAGTACCCGATGCACCCCTTGTACAACCAATAAGATTTGCAGTTCCAGATACAGCAGATAATTCTGTATATTCAATAACTTCTGATGTTACAACACCACCCGAAGTATGATATAAAATCACTCTATTTGTATCATAACCAACACCAGCATTTTCAACATCAACTGCAGTGATAGTACCACTACCATTTAATGTACCTCGTAAGACACATCCAGAACCACCACCTCCAGTTAATGTAATACTAAAGTCCTTATCCTGATAATTTGCGCCACCACTAATAATTTCAACCTTTCTTATCTCTCCATTGGAAATGTAAGGTCTTAACACTGCCTCAGATCCACCACCGTTATAACCTGTAATAGTTATAGTTGGAGTATTTGCAGTTAAACCGGAAACATTATCGAGTGAAATTGTTTCTACGGTTGCATTTATATCGGCGTCAAGTTTGGTTGCACGTCTAATTTCTGTTTTACTTACTGGAAGTTCTTTATAAACTGATGCATATACAGTTGCATAAACATCATGTGGATTTTGAATGTTTCTTCCTGGATATAAGAGATCTCCAGGAGTAACTGTTCCACCCTCATTATAGTTAGTTGTTCCTAAGAATTTAGCACCAACTCCAGTACCAACAGTTCTCATGATGACTGGTTCTTTGTAATTTAAACCATCCGCAGTTGTTGTAATTGTGGACAGAACTCCATTACTTGGTGTAGAAGAACCAACATAACCAGCAGGTGTTAAACCACTATAGTTGTTAGTAACTAACACATCTGGAGATTTAACTGATGTTATTGTTCTAGGAGATGTTTCTCCATCAATATATAATTGATCTCCAACTGAAACTTCATATGATCTAGATAAAGTTTTAACATCACTTGGTGTACCACGGAAATCTAATAATACAAGTTTAGTGAATGATACACTATTTTCAAATACAATTTTATCATGTCTAATAATATAGTCATATAAAGGACTTTGTACATTTCCGTCCATAATCACCATAATTTGATTTTCTAGTTTTTCTGGACGATCAATATCATTGTTTGCATAATATGGTGTAGATCCCTTAGTGATACTAAAGGTAGTTCCACTTCCACTTGTAATTGTATCAAGTTTATCAAACATACCAACTGCTCTTATGGAAATAACATCAGAGGATGCTGGAGCAGCGGTAAGTGATATTTGACTCTTAATATCACCAGTTAATGTATAATCAACTCCTGGGTCTAATACACTACCATTTTTAACAACAATTATTCCAGTTTCATGTGGAATACTATCATTGGTTGTAGTTCCTACTGGAACAAAGTTTTCTTGTGTATTACCAATAATCAAAGATCTTGGTTTAGCAGAAACAAATGTATGGACATAATTACCACCAGTAATAACAGAATTTGACAAAGCACTGACAAATGTATGTGGATTCTTTTCTGGAGATGGTCCTACATTGACAGTAATTGTTCCAGTTGTAGTATCAATAGCAGTAATATTCAATGGGGAATCGTGTCTGTCACGCTTTCTCTTTAATGAATTAGATACTGCACTTCCAGCAACGAAACTATGTGTATATTGTTCACCAGCTGGAGATGCACCAACATTAATGTCAAACGTATTAGTAGTTACATTTGATATTTGAGTGAATATACCACTGATTGGATCAGTGGAACGAGGATATGCATGATTACTACCATTACTATCTTTAGTACATGTAAATGTCAATGCACCATCTTCTAGTTTTACCCAATCATCATTGGAAAAACCATGAGCAGCAAGTGTTATTGTCACAATTCCAGTAGATGCAGTGTATGTTGCACTTTCTGGTGTATGTGGATCAATTAAAGCTCTTGGGTGAGATAGTTGTGTTTGGTTGTTATCAGATGAACATGTAAATGTAATTGCGCCATTTGCTAACTTAATAGGTTCACCAACATAAAGCGCAGCAGCACCAGTAGTTCCAATATCTAATATAAGATCACCTGTAACAGTATTATATGTTGTATTAGCACCAGGTGTATAGTTAACAATTGGAGAACTTCCAATCGGTAAAGTTATAGTATTTGTTGTTGTAGAACCAATTGTAACCGAACTATTGTAGATAGGATCAGTTATTCTTGGGTATGATTTAACTCTATAGTTATTATCAGATGTACAAGTGAAATTTAAAGAATTTGCAGCAATTCTAACAGAACTTCCAGATGATAATCCATGGTTTGGTATAGTTAAAACTAAATTGCCACTAGAAGGAGTATAAGTTGCGTCAGTGGGGGTCAAGAACTTTTGGCCATCCATTAAATTAAACTTAGTATTGGAACTATTAAATGTATTGTTAATTGGATCTAACAATTTAAATAATCCATCAAATTTAATTGCAAATAGATTTCCTGTTGTATGAGCACTACTTAATGTAATAGATGAATTACTGTTCCAGGTAAAATCTCCATGTTCTTCAAATTTAAATTCATTATTAGAGAAGACAACTACATTTGATTTTTCTGTGGTTTCTGAATTACTAATAGTATATGTGTTTCCAGAAGTATTGGTAAGTGTACTATGCACCATACCATCAGATCTAATTAATAAAATATTATCAGTGTGTAATGGTGCAGTTACAAACGTTATGTCTGACGTACCAGTAACTGTATAATCAACAGTTTTTTGAAGTACAATACCATTCTTAACAACCAATATGTCATCTGGTTGAATTAGAGCATCAACTATATCTTGACCATTTTCAAGAACTCTAAATGTAGTTCTAGTTCCATCTTGACATTCTTCCAAGTCATTAATTAGAGTTGTATTAGCATGTTTGACAACCATTACATTCTGTGGTGGTTGACCATCAGTATGATTTAAAAATATCGCCTTATATGGAGTATTACCACCAGCAGTACTGGTATCAAAGACCCAATCACCTCTTTGAGCAAATCTAGGAACACCGTCTGCATAAACTACAAAATCATTAATATCAGCTGGATCAGCAGCAGGAGTACCTATAGCAAAAACAAGACTTGATATACTACTAGATGCTGTAGATTGTACTCCAAATAGATTGTAAATAGTAGAATTGTGGGTATAAAGAATCCATATATCATCTGAAGCAACAGGCCTGGGGAGAAGCTGTATTGTATTTCCACCAGTACCAGAATTAGTTCCAATAGTATAATCTAATACAGGTCTCTGTATGGCACCGTTTCTAACAACAAATGTATCATCATATCCCAATCCCAGTCCACCCATGCCTGGAATAGTAAATGGATTTCCATTATTTGTTAAATTAAATTCAAATTCAACACCATCAAACTGAGAATTGATATCATCCATCAATACATTCTGAGTTATACCTGCCTGAGACACATATCCAAAAATTAACCCGGATTCTTCTTTAGTTGGTGGTGTTGTAAATCTAAGAATATTTTGATTTACGATAGTAAAATCTCTTCCTGGTTTCTGATATACACCATTTCTAACAATGAAAACGTGATATAAGTTATTCCAAATAATAGACCCTCTTGAGGCGCCAGGAAGAGTTATTGGGAAGTCTGTTCTAACTCCATCAGCGCACACAAAATCGTCTAGAACAATGTTATTCGTATATTCAGGTAACAGTTGTCGGTTAAAATGAGTTAAAACGACCGAATCAGACGAAGTTGGGGCATCTACAAAAGTAATTTTATTATCAATTATACTATGTTGTGAAGAATCTGGCGGTAGTAGTTTTCCATTCTTGATAGTAAAGATATCACCAACATTTTTTGAATAGATTGGAACACCAGCATCAGAAATACTAAATGTTCTTCTAGAACCATTCTGGTTTGTAAATAGTCTATCTAATACACTTCCACTCTCATTAGACACATTTGATAAAAATGTGCTTTCATAATCGAGGATGGTTGCTTTTACTGATGTAGCATATGCAGTGTCGAAGGTTATTGTTGAACCGTTTACAGTATATTCTGTATGATCTAAAACATGTTTAGTACCACCAATATTAGTTTGAATAATTAAACTTTCTTCACCATTCTGAGGAGTATGATTTTCTCCATTTTTCTGTAACGTAAATGATTTAGTTGATCCATTAAATGTCAATGTATCTAGAACATTGACATAACTCTTAGAATATCTTGGAGTTGTATATGTAAACTTAGTATCAAAACCAGTTACAAGAGTACTACTCTCAGGGATAACTGTTCCTGTAATCTGATCTTTTCTTATCTCATAGATTGAATCTGGTTTCTTAACGGCATTTGATTCTACATTTTGTCTAAATCTCTTAGTTACACAATCTAATATCATTGTAGTCCTGAGACCCAATAGATCAGAGATGTTTATCTTCTCACAAGTAACAGTTTCATTTATTTCCCAACCAAATAATTTTGTACCGTCAACAGATTCACTAAAAGTAACTGTGTTTCCAGATAATGTAAAATCTGTTAGTAACTGTGACTGAGAAGCACCTTCAACAAAAATTAGAAGATTACAATGTGAAGTTGGAGTAACTGCAGTTCCATTGTAACTTAATGTATAAGTTGTACCAGAACCAGTGAATGTTAATTGACG